TAAAATTAAAGAAAATACTAAAAACAGATGTATTGAGTTCTTAAATGTTTTAGGATATGACCATTACTATCTTGTTAGAAGCGATAAGTTTGGAACAGAAGAGGAAGAATGTTTTGATATATCAGACGACGCTACTGATAGCCAAATCAGAACAGCATTTAAAAAGTTTTCTAATAAAAAGAAGACTAATAAGAACCTTATGACTAAATTTGGTAAGGCAGTAGCGGTATAAAAAACATGCATGTTTCTGCAAAAAAACACTGTACATTTAGGCTTATACCTGGTACAATACTACTATAAATTATTAAAAGGAGTGAAATTTATATTATGATGAACGTGAATACTAAGAATATTTTGGATAAACTCATTGAGTCAAATCCAGATACTACGATTTATAGAAAAGCTACTATCGTAGATACAGCAAAATCACTCGGTTTTGCTAAAGCCGATTGGGCACCATTACTAGAAACTAAAGCAGATGTTAGAGGTCAATACGATCTATCTGCATTAATTCTACCACTGAGGGATGAACCTATTAAAGATAGCACAACTCTAAGTATGCAATCAATTGTAAACCAAGAAAAGAACTTTGCATCAGTCGATGAAACATTTGTTCCCTGGGGTTTCTTTAAGGATGTTACTAAAGTTATCAAATCAGAAATGTTCTATCCAATTTACATCTCTGGTTTATCAGGTAATGGTAAAACATTTATGGTTGAGCAATCATGTGCTAAACTAAACAGAGAATTTATTAGGGTTCAAATTAACCCAGAAACTGATGAGGATGATTTACTTGGCGGATTTAGACTTATTGACGGAGAAACTGTATTCTCTAAAGGTCCAGTGCTTAAAGCGATGGAGAACGGTGCAGTTCTACTTCTCGATGAAATTGATAGAGCTACAAATAAAATTATGTGTTTACAAGGTATATTGGAAGGTAAGCCAGTCTTGGTTAAAAAGACAGGTGAAACAATTACTCCACAACCAGGATTCAACATAATTGCTACAGCTAATACAAAAGGTAAAGGTTCAGACGATGGCAGATTCACAGCTGCATCAATCATCGATGAAGCTTTCCTAGAAAGATTTACAATATCTATAGACCAAAGGTTTCCAGCTAAAAGCGTTGAAACTAAAATTGTTATGAAACACATGGCAAAATTTGATGCAATAGATGGAGACTTTGCTGAAAAGCTAGTAACATGGGCAGATATTATCAGAAAAACATTTGATGATGACGGAGTCGATGAGGTAGTTTCAACACGAAGACTATGTCATATTACACAATCATTTGCTATCTTTGGTGATAAACTAAAAGCAATTGATCTATGTATCTCAAGGTTTGACGATGATACTAAAGAAGCATTCCTGGATCTCTACACTAAAGTAGATTCAGGGGCTTTAGAAGATGAAACAATGGAGGATAGCGATGTTGGATAAAGTAGTACACACAACAGATTGGATTACTGCAGATGAAGTTCCAACTATGTCCAATCCTCTTTATAAAAAGTTACTTAAAAAGTATGGTAAATTCACAGGACCACAAGAACCTACCGGTAACAGCATTCATGGTTGTTACCAGTGGGCTCATGTTAATAACATAGAATCTATTGGAGATGATTTAATCCATGAAAAAATTGGTTATATTGGCACAGCTAAAAGAAACATTATTGATAGAACAAGAGCAGTGATTGCACCAAAGGGTGCACATCCAATTAAAATGATTTTATCTGCAGGTGATATCGACATGGAAGATCTAAGAGTTAGATATGTAGTTACACCTTCAGATCCAGATAGCGTTGAAGCTAAGACTGGAGCTAAATTAGAAAAGTATCTACATAATGAAATGGATAAAAAGTATGGATACAGGTTTAAGTGGGTTAATGCACAATTAAGTAATGATAATAAACACAATTATGTTCTTAAAAATTGGAGAGATTTAACCTATCTTCAAGCAATAAAGATATTGCCAGAAGTAATTGAAATAACAAAGCAACTCGGTGCGGAACATATTGCAGCTGAAGTTGACCAAATAGTTAATGGAGATAACAGTGAGTAAAAAAATTAATTATAAGTTTAATGAAGGAGCTTTGATCTCAGAGCTTCAGAATTATATTGATAGCACATACGATAGCCATTATAGTCGCAATAAATTTCAATCAACTGAATTTATTACAGACTGTGGCCATGGCATGGGCTTCGCAATTGGTAATGTATTGAAATACGCACAAAGGTATGGACGTAAAGGAGAGACTGCAGATGCTAGAAAAGATCTACAGAAAGTTTTACACTATGCTATAATTGCTCTTTCAATCCATGATAGTGAAAATAATCCTGTACAATGACAGGCATATATGGTATAATATATGATATATAAAAAGGAAAAAATATGCAATTAAGTAATGAAACACTAAACGTATTAAAAAACTATGCAACTGTTAATCCTAACGTTGTGTTTAAACCTGGTCAAAAACTAAAAACTATCTCGGAAGCCAAGACAATTCTAGCAAATGCGGATATTGTTGAGGACTTTCCAGTAGAGTTTGGTATCTATGACCTTAATGAATTTCTATCAGTATATAGTCTTATTGATAATCCTACTCTAACCTTTGAAGACAAATCAGTTTTAATCTCAGGTTCAGGACAAAAGGTAAGATACTATTTTTCTGAAACAGAAATTCTAACACAACCTTCTAAGGATATTACAATGCCTGATTGTGAGGTCGGTATTAATATTACCGGTGAACAACTCAAAGCGTTGAAACAAGCAGGAGCTGTGTTAGGGCATACAGATCTAGCTATCAGAGGTGATAATGGAACTGTAGTTGCAAAAGTATTTGATGAAAAAGATTCAACATCAAATACATTTGAAATGGAACTCGACAGTGATAACTCATGTAAGGCAACATTTAACTTTGTTGTTAATATGCCAAACCTTAAGTTATTACCTGGCGATTACTATGTTAATATTTCTTCTAAGCTAATTTCCAATTGGACTAACAATGATTATCCAATTGATTATTTTATCGCTTTAGAGAAATCATCAACATTTGCTGTATAAATAATATGGCAGAAAACATTCTCATAGATTATGAGGATAATGTGGAAGATGCCGCATGGGGCGGGTCTTTCTTAATTAGTCTACTTTGCAAAGGAGAAAAAAATGACTGAAGAAGTAATGGCACCTGAAGGTGCAGAAAATCAGGAAGCACCGAATCTTTCGCTTCAAGATATCGCAACATTTGTACAAATCATTGATTTGGTTTCAAGACGTGGCGGATTTGAAGGCCAAGAGCTAGAAGCTGTTGGCGGCCTGAGAAACAGAACAGTAGCATTTCTAAATGCTGCATCTGAAGCTCAAGGTAAGGAAGCTCCGGAAGGTATGGTACCAGAAATGGTAGCAGACGACGCTGCTGAAGAAGTCGCCGTAGACGGCGAATAAACTGGAGGGGGAGCAATTCCCCCTTTTATTTTTGATTAGGAATTATATTATGCAAATTACAGAAAGAAACAATTTAGTAAAAGCCCTTCAACAGGGAACTGTTCAAGTAATATTCAAAAAGATAGATACGGAAGAAATTCGTATTATGCCTTGTACTTTAAATCCAGATGTCTTAAAAGAAAATGATGTTAAAGGTTCATTAAATAAAATGGAACCAAGTAGCGATCATTATGCTGTATGGGCATTGGACAAAAATGCATGGCGATCATTTAGAGTAGAAACAGTTGTATCCTGGGAGGTCATTAGTGAATGAATTTTTATGGGTCGAAAAGTATAGACCAAAAACTATAAACGACTGTGTGTTACCCGCACACATTAAAAAAACTTTTGAAGATATTGTTAAGGGAGGTGAACTACACAATATGCTTCTTACCGGCACAGCTGGCCTGGGTAAAACAACAGTCGCAAAAGCTCTATGCAATGAGCTAGACCTTGATTATTTGTTGATTAATGGATCTGAAGAATCTGGAATTGATACACTCAGAAATAAAATCAAACAATTCGCTTCGTCGGTCTCACTCCAAGGTGGCTATAAAGTAGTCATCCTCGACGAAGCGGATTACCTTAATCCACAATCTACACAACCAGCCCTTCGTGGATTTATCGAAGAGTTTAGTGGTAACTGTAGATTTATATTAACATGTAACTTTAAAAACAGAATTATTGAACCATTGCATTCAAGATGCTCAGTTATAGAATTTAATATTCCGAAAAAAGATGCTGATAGGCTATGCTCAGTTATGATGGCTAGGCTTATGCATATTCTTGATGACGAAGGTGTTAAATACGAAACTAGTGTCCTAGCAGAACTCATAATGAAGTATATGCCAGATTGGCGTAGGGTTATAAACGAATTACAACGATATGGTACTTCAGGTATCATTGACTCTGGTATATTAGTTTCATTAAACGATGTATCAGTAAACGAACTAATGAGTTCTTTAAAAATGAAGAACTTTAAGAAAATGAGACAATGGGTTGCAAACAATATTGACTCAGACCCAGCATCACTATTTAGAAAAATGTATGATAACATGAATGAATATGTCGAACCAAACAGTATTCCACAAATGGTTCTTATTCTTGCTGATTATCAATATAAAAATTCTTTTGTTGCTGACCATGAGCTAAACTTGGTTGCCTGTTGTACAGAATTAATGGCAGGAGTAAAATTCAAATGAAAACATTTAGACCAGAGCTACATGGAGGCAAAATAGTCGAAAAGGAAGTATCTAACTGGAGCATAGTGGAAGTACACTATGAAGGATTCGAAAATAAAAAGTATAGAGCAGTAAAGTATAACGAACTAAGCGTTATTATTGCTGAAAGAACCTTTGACAATAAAGAATCAGCTCAAAAATATATTGAAAAGCAATGAACCCATTTGAATTTTTAGGATCAATCAATAATACTAAAAAGGATATTATGGTTGACGATGTGACTGAAAAAGAATATAATGCTTTTATTATAAACAGAGGATTGTCCTTTTTTCCAGATACCATTTTATTTGCGAATGAAATGAATTTAAATCACCACCTGGATAGTAAGCTTCAATATCATTTTCTTATAAATATAATTAAGAAAAAGAAAAGGTTCACAAAGTGGGTAAAACCACAAGAGGTAGCCAATCTTGAAGTAATAAAAGAATATTATGGATATAGCGATGAAAAAGCTAAATCCGTTTTATCATTACTTAATAATGAACAAATTGAACAATTGAAACAAAGGATTTATAAAGGTGGAAAACGAAAACAATAATATTGAAGTAAAAGATTGGAGTCCAGCAAGTATGTTGGAAGTCTCTCTTAACGAACCAGACGATTTTCTAAAGATCCGAGAAACTCTAACTAGAATTGGAGTTGCCTCGAGGAAAGATCAAAAATTATACCAGTCATGTCACATCTTGCATAAGCAAGGTCGATATTTTATAGTTCATTTTAAAGAACTATTTCTACTAGATGGAAAACCATCTAACTTAGTAGAGAATGACCTAGAACGTAGGAACACAATAGCTACGCTTTTAGCCGACTGGGGATTAGTAACTATTATTAATCCGGAAAGATCTAAGAGCTTAGCTCCATTGCGACAGATAAAGGTCATTCCATTTAAAGAGAAAACGCAATGGGAACTGTGTCCTAAGTATAATATAGGAAACAGCAACAATGAAAACACTTAATAAAGATTTAAAAAGAATGGGCTTAATTCCAAGAACTAAAGCCTATGAATCACAATTAATCTTTGCAAAATACTTATACGTTTTTTGTACAGGATTAATACTTGGAGCATTATTTGCATAAGTACAAGCTTTACTTGTATAAATAATATTAGGATGCCGCATTGGGCGGGTCCGATTAACCTTGCTATATATAGGAGGAACTAAAAATGGTAAGAACTAACTTGAACGTGCCTCGTTCATTATTCGTAGGTTTCGAGGGTCTATTCGACGAACTCGAAAGAATCCACACATCAGCTAGATCTGGTAACGACAACTATCCACCTCACAACATTGTGAAGATAGATGATGAGAAATTTCTCATTGAACTTGCAGTAGCAGGATTCAAAGAGTCAGATATCTCATTAGAAGTCAAGGATGGTATCTTAAAGGTGAAAGGTGAAAGTGAGACTGATAACGAAAGAGAATATGCGTGGAAAGGTATTTCGTCCCGCAAATTTGAGAAGAGCTTCCGACTCTCAGAATTTGTCGTAATAGACGGTGCCGACTTAGAGAATGGAATACTCGTGGTGTATGCCAGAGTTGAACTTCCCGAAGAGAGGCGTCCTAGGAAGATCGAAATAGGGTCTGCTGGGGCATCAAAGAAAAAGTCTTTTCTTAAAGGATAAGTATCAGCGAACACTCAGTAGATAAGTAATAAACTTTTTTACTGGAGAACAGCTATGAAGCATATAATTCATTTTATGAATAAGTATGAAGATATAGCAGAGACCCTAAATGGAATTGTAGTATTAGTACTAACATCCGTGGCAATTTTAGGATTAGCACCTGTGATAATGTATTTACAATTAACATTTTAGGTATCTGTGATATCATTGAAAATCATGCGGGGGAGGGAAACTTCCCCCAAACTTTCGCAAAATAACACTGTACAAATGTATTTAGTTATGGTATAATATATTTTATATTACAAGGTGACACTTATATGATGAAATTTTACACAAATGTATCTCGATATGGTAACATGCTATTATATCGTGGTTATGATAATGGAAAACGTGTTCAACAAAAAATCAAATACAAACCCACACTTTACGTTTCTACGAATCGTCCAACCAATTGGAAAGCACTAGATGATACTCCAGTTGGTGAAGTACATTTTGATTCTATGCGAGAAGCCAATGACTGGGTTAATACAAACAAACATGTAGCAGGTAGAGATATCTATGGTAACACCCGTTACATATCTGCTTTTA